GAGAATAGACGAAAACACCGTCGAATTTCAATTTCCATCGGAAAGAGTGGTGCCAGGAGGCGAGATTCCGTTCTTTGGCGAGAGTTCCTGAAGTGAACCGGCTTTTTTCTGTTTAGTTCAGGACCTTTTTCCGCTTTTTGAAAATAGAAATACTATTTAGTTTATGATTGCAATATGATATAATGTCATACTCACAGAAGAGGAACCAAGCAATATGTCAGTGAAAAACTTTAAATTTGTCTCCCCCGGTGTTTTTATTAATGAAATTGATAACTCTTTCATCCCTAAGAACCCCCAAGCGATTGGCCCCGTAGTAATCGGCCGCGCATCTCGTGGTCTTGCCATGCAGCCTGTTCAGGTTTCATCTTACGCAGACTTCGTTGAAATGTTTGGAGACACCGTACCCGGTCGAGCGGGCGGCGATATCTATCGTAATGGCAACTACCAATCTCCCATGTATGGGACGTATGCAGCCAAAGCATTCTTAAATGCAGATGTAGCTCCTCTTACTTATATCCGTCTTTTAGGGCAGCAAACGACTGCTGGCAGCAGCGCCGGCGGCGCTGCGGCTGCAGGGTGGAAGACCACCAACAATGCAGCTAATTTGGGCTCCTATCCTCATTGGGATGGCGGCAATACCGGTGGCGGTGCTTATGGACTTTGGGTTTTTCCTTCCGGAAGCGGAACAGATTTAGCTAACGCCCCCAGCCACGTTGCCGAGCCAGGATCTACTGCCACCGGATCCGGCCCAGGAGCCGGCGCCGGGTCCAATCCCGAACCTAACGCAGGCATCTTAGCAGCCATTTTCTATATGAACAGTGGCTCCGTCGCATTGTCAGGATCGGGCCGCGGCGTCGGCGGCACTTTGATGTCAGGAACAACTGCGTGCATCGGAACGGATAGTAACAATTTATTCACTGTGGTGGTAACCAATGAGGATCAAGTACAAGAAACTATAAAATTCGGTTTCGATGATGACGCAGAAACGTTTATTAGAAAGCGGTTTAATACTAATCCCCAATTATTAACTGCGCAAAATACTTTTTATCCGAATACTGCATATATTTGGTTAGGCGAATCATTTGAAGGCAACGTGCGCAACTATATGGTTTCGGGCTCATCTCTTAGTGGGCAAGCGATGCAAGGAGCCATTTATGGGATTGCCAAGAGTGGCTCTGTCACTACCGGTCCCCAAAACATGAAGTCGCAAGCTTCTCGCGAGGCTGTTGCCGGTTGGTTTATCGGACAGGATTTAAGCGGAGACGCTAGCTCCTATAAGCCAGCCCAGATGACGAAGCTTTTCCGCCTTAAGGGCCGCGGCCATGGCGCATGGCTTAATAAGCACGCTAAAGTATCCATTGAAAAAGTTCGCCATTCGACGAGTACAACTACTCAATATGGTACATTTTCGGTGGTTATTAGATCTTTGCTTGATACAGACAACAATGTGGTCATCTTAGAACGATTTGATAATTGTACTATCGATCCTACATCTCCTAACTATGTGGCACGCCTCATTGGAGATAAATATTTAAGCTGGGATGCAAATGTGCGCCGACTTAAGGAATACGGTGAGTATCCTAATGAATCTAAGTTCGTCTATGTAGAAATGAATGCAGACGTCGAGGCCGGAGCATCCGATCCCCTTCTCCTGCCCTTCGGCTATTTCGGTCCCCCCAACTTCGAACCTGTTCTCTCAGGTTCCGGATTTACCTCCACTACAGCCAATACTACGAGCAAATTCGTACTGGGCTCCGGTTCAATTGCGAGCGCTCCCGGCATTGACTCTCTGGCCAATAAATTTGGGAGTGGTGAAGGACAAGCGCGCTTCGGCATGTTTATGACAGGAGCCTCTGCTGCTGACAAAGCGGACATCGTAGTCGGACTTACAGCGTCCTTATATTGGCCCCAAGATCGGCTTAGGATTTCAGCATCTGCTGGGGGACTTTCCAACCCAACGAATGCGTATTTCGGTTTTTCCGTAACACGTACTTCTGGAAGCACGCGCCCAGATCCGAGTGTTGCCGACTGGCATCGCTTGTTGTACGCTAGTTTCCCCGATGATCCGGTTTCGGGACAGAACCCTGCTAAACAATATACAGCCGGCGTAGAAGCATGGTCTTATGTCTTCTCACTGGATGATATGCGCGTGGACGGCAATGGCCGCTATTTTTATCAATCAGGATCCCGCGCAGCATCTTTGTCTATAACGTCGGGTACTTATGAAAACCTGCTCAATGCAGAATATAACCGTTTTACGGCGCCATTCTGGGGTGGTTTCGATGGCTTCGATATTCAAAAGCCAGATCCCCTCTATAATCAAGGAATGGGAGCAAATGTAACCGAGGATACTAGCTATGCGTATCATACTTATGCCCAGGCTATTGACACAGTGGCGCACCCCGAGTTTATGGATATGAACTTGTTGGCAACCCCAGGACTCACTCACACTTCCTTGACCGGCCGCACGATTGATGTGTGTGAAGACCGGGCCGATGCACTGGCACTCATTGATCTGCCGGATGTGTACATTCCCGCCCATGAGAAATACTATAGCAGCAAGGCATCGCGTATAGGAACAACTCCTCAGTCTGCAGCAACTGCATTGAGAAACCGGCGCATTGACTCCAGCTATGGCTGTACTTTCTATCCTTGGGTGCAAACCCGCGATGCTGCAAGTGGACGACTCCTCTGGATTCCGCCCTCTGTAGCAATGCTGGGCGTTCTCGCTAGCTCGCAAAAGGCTTCCGAACTTTGGTTCGCGCCAGCGGGCTTTAATAGAGGTGGTCTGAGTGACGGTGCTGCTGGTATCCCCATTACCGCGGTCACAGAAAGATTAACCTCTAAGAACCGCGACACTCTGTATGAGTCTCGCATCAACCCAATTGCCTCTTTCCCTTCTAGTGGAATTGTGGTCTTTGGGCAGAAAACTCTGCAAGAACGCCAGTCGGCTCTTGACAGAATCAACGTGCGAAGGCTTGTCATCTACTTGAAGAAGCAGATCTCCATCCTTTCCACACAAATTCTTTTCGAACAAAATGTGCAAGCTACTTGGAATCGTTTTATCGCCCTAATTGAGCCTTTGTTGGCCAATACCAAGATTAACTTTGGTATCACCGATTATAAGTTAATCTTGGATGAGACGACTACGACTCCGGATTTGATTGACCAAAACATTTTGTATGCTAAGATCATGGTGAAACCCGCAAGAGCTATCGAATATATCGCAATTGACTTCGTGATTGCTTCGAGCGGCGCTTCATTCGACGACTAAAAGATATGAAAGAATTTTTACATCACGGACTATATAAAAATAGAAACAGGAGTTCCAACTAATGCCATTCTGGTCACAAAATTTCGGGGAAGATACCGAATTAAAAGATCCCAAAAGAAAATTTAGATTTACAGTCTCTTTCGACGGGATTCGATCCTCTATAGGAGGCGGAGGCGCCTTGTTATGGTATGCTAAATCGGTAGCAAAGCCTTCATTTCAGATCGCCGCGGCAGAACACAAATATTTAAATCATACATTTTATTATCCGGGATCAGTAACATGGCAGGATGTTTCAGTAACCTTAGTGGATCCCGTCAATCCGGATATGGCTGCTACCCTTTCCGATATTGTCGCATTATCGGGATATTCGCCCCCTGGGACTGCTCTTGACTTGGCTACAATGTCGAAAGCTAAATCCGCCGCCGCGTTAGGAACTGTTTTTATTACTCAAGTTGATTCTGAGGGAAAGGAGTTGGAAAAGTGGACCTTAGTTAATGCTTTCATCATTAATCTGAAGTATGGTGATCTGGCTTATGGTGAGGATGATTTGACGGAACTCACTGTAGATTTGAAGTATGATTGGGCCCATGTTACGACGACCCATGCATCTGCAGCCAAGGGCGGCGGCACCAAATTCTTTAAAATCTAAAACATGAATTATAACGACAAATAAATTACGAGAGGTGTATATTGTCACGAAATAAAAACCGCGTTGGGGGCGCCGCAACACAAGCAGCGAGCCCCCCACCCACAGTACTTCAAGAAGGGGCCCCCACTAGCGGGTTTTCTTTCGTTGTACCTACTGAATTTGTAGAACTCCCATCTAAAGGGCGGTTCTACCCAGAAGATCATCCTTTACATGGAGAAGAAAGCCTAGAGATTAAGCAAATGACCGCCAAAGAAGAGGACATGCTTACATCTGCTACGTTGCTCCGTAAGGGGGTGGCTTTAGATCGAGTAATCCGCAGCTTAATTGTGGATAAACGAATCAACCCTGATAATTTATTGGTGGGAGATCGCAACGCCATTATCCTGTGCGCCAGAGTATCAGGATATGGAAACCAATACGACACAAAAGTAAGTTGTCCTTCATGCGGCACCACCACAGAATATAGTTTTGATTTAAACGAGGCGTCTGTTTATACGGGCACCGACTTGGCAGACCGAGATATCATAGACAAC